CTGCTCCATGAACAACCCACATAATTTTATCATCAAGCACATCTTCGCGGAACTTATCGAGTACCGACTTCACACGAGCCGCATCTTTGTAGTCCCGACCACCACATACCAGAACGAAAAAGCTTTCTTTATCCATTATAAATCCTCATATTGAAACATTACTATAACCAGACACCTTAAACTATTAATACCTATACGTCAAGCGGCAATTTCACTAAAATTCTTGTTTTTCGTGAACGTGATATTGCTCCTAAACTTATCTTGAATAACCTCGCCTTTGTGACTGATGACCAAGATGTTTGTATCAGATGACAGCTCATCAATCAACTTCAAAAATTCCTCACAGCCATTATTGTCCATAGACGCATCAAAAACCTCATCAAGAATGAGTAGATTTGTGTTCATGCTGTTCTTGGCTTTAGCTACCGCTCTCCATGTCAGAAGTAAAGCAAGGTCAATACGCATCTTTTCTCCCTCACTGAAAGATTCGTAGCTGAAATCATCCCTATGTCTAGATCGAATCACCTCATTGAACTCTTCATCAATCTCAAATTCAACGAAGAAATCAAGAAGCCCAAGATATTCGTTCACCTTATCATTGATGACTGGAATATATTCCTTAATAATTTTAGCCTTAATAGCCTTGTCTTTAAGCAACAATCCTGCTGCTGTAAACACCGATTTGAAAGAATGTAACTCTTTCAACTTTTCTTCAAGATCAGCGATCTCATCTTGTGTTTTAGAAAGGTCTTCCTTTTCAGATGTAGTGTTGATCCGGGTACCTTCCTGCTTGATACTGAGGTTTTTGATAACAGATTCTTTACCTTCCTTCTGGGCCACATACTTATTTAGATTCATCTGTTCATCTCTGATATTACTTTCGACTTCCAGTATAACAGCCAGCTTATAATTCTGTTTTGAGTACTTATCAGACAATTGCTCAAGAGCAGCAATAATTTCATCAACTGTCTCTTTCTTTTTACCAATCTTCTCATCAATGGTTTCTTGAGTAATTGGTTGTGTGCATGTTGGGCACACATCATTATTCTCAAAAAAGTTAACCTCATCTTGTAGGCTTTTACGCTTCATCTTCAGCTTAGTCATCATCGTGGCAATTTCGGATAGCTTCCTTTCAAGCTCACCCTTATCACCCAACCGGCCTTCCCAGTCACCGATCTTCTCTTGACACTCAGCAATATTTTTATTCAGTTCATCAATCTCTTCATACAACACATTGAGCTGTTCCTGATTATCCTTTTGCTCCTGCTTACGGCTTTCTTCAATTTTCTGAATGTGATTCTGAAGCAATCTGGCATAATCATTTTTGTTGCTAAGCGTATCGTTACTCTTTGAAATTTTCGTTTCAAGAGCACTCATACGTTCCTTAAGAAGACCATTCATCACAGAAAACACCTTAAGATCAAGAAGGTCTTCGATCAGTTCCCGTCTTGCTCCAGCAGTCAATTGCATGAATGGTGTGAAGGTTGATGAACCTAAAATCACCATCTGTGTGAATGATGTGTAATTCATGCGTAGGATATTCTGCTCAAAGTACTGCTGAGTATCTCTGACAGATGCTTCCTCATCCATCTGCTCACCATCAATATAGATTTCAAACTTATTTGGTTTGATACCACGGACAACTTTATACGTCTTGGTGCCAATGGAGAATTCAATTTCGATCTCCAGCTTCTTCCCATTAATCGTATTGATTAACTGGTTCTTGTTAATCTTGCGATAGGCTTTACCAAACAGCACAAAGCACAGAGCATCGAGTAGGGTTGACTTACCAGCTCCATTATTACCAGTGATAAGAGTTGTTGGACTTCTATCCAATTGAATGACTGTCCATGCATTACCTGTACTAAGTAGGTTCTTCCACTTCACATTATGAAAATTAATCAATTAAGTCTCCATACTCATAGCTTCCTGATATAGAGAAATCATCTCTTTTTTCAGCAAAACTTTGTTAGCTTTCGTATCCAATGAATCAATTGAGCTACCAATAACAGATAGAGTATCCTCTACCTCAACATTGACATCCTTATTTTCTCTGAGAATGCTTTTTTGTTGGACAATCTTAAAATCGTGTGGGTTCGCCATTTGAATAGACTCAACAAACTTATCAAACATCCCCTGATCCGTCATACTCCTAACAGACAACTGCACATAGCGATCTGTGTAGAGTGAGAAGTTGTGATTCATGATAGTAGACTCATCTTTATCAGTGTCGTCATACACATGACGCCTATAGATATCATCAGTATTTCTGATGAATTCCAGCCTACCAGTCTCTGTGTCATAAACATGGAAGCCCTTTGGATCATTATAATCCGCCCAACTCATTTGATAAGGTGCGCCCAAGTAGTGGACATTCCCCTTAGACGATCTGTGGTGAAAATGACCAGTCCAGACATCACCAAATTTCTTAAACAGCTTAGCATCCATACCATGAGTGTTTTGTACACCACGGAGCATTTGGAAACCTGCAAGCTCTAGATGAGAAAGTAAGATAGTCGCTTTTGTTTTCTTGACAAACTGCATTGAATCATTATAGTTCTCACGATTGATCCAAGGTAGTAAAGCGATTAGTGTACCATCTAGTTCGATTTCTGTTGGCTCATGATAAAATCTGATGTTAGGGTATTCATCACCAAGAAGTTCAGACATAGAATTGATCTTGTTGGTATTTCTGAATGGTACATCGTGGTTACCCACAATACCATCAACCCCAATACCCATATTTTTTGTCACATCTAAAAAGGATTTTCGAAAGGAGTGTAGTGCCACGTACCCCATATTCTTACGTCGATCAACAACATCACCCCCATGAAGGATACGCCGAATGTTGTGCTTCTTAAGGTACGGAAAGAATTTATCTGTGTAAAAATTCTCCATATGCTTAATGAACACAGCATTGTCCTGCTTGAGTCCTTGATGGGTGTCTGTAATAACTGCTACTTTCATTTATGATCCTTCCACACAGACTTATTCAATTCTTTGGTAATGACATTATTCAGTTCTTGCAACTGTTCTCTATGATTATTCCTTGCCCACGACTTTTCCTTTGGATCGTGCATCAAGGTAATCCATCTTGCTACCTGCACTGGTACAATAAACTTATTCATCTTTGTCTTCCTTCTTCTTATGCTTTTCCTCAAATTTCTCAATGAATGAATCAACAACGTCTTGCGAGTAGTCGTTGTAGATCGAAGTGTCACCGAAGGCATGTCGAACAACATCATGGTCCTGTTTGTCTGATGTCTGGATCGACACATTCATTTGCTGAATCATTTTATATTTGGTGTACTGCTCTTTCTCTTCCTTCTGCATTCGCCTAATGAAAGCAAACCAAATAATCTTTGTGAAATAACCAAACGGATTATCATAATCTTCTGCATTGAAGTTGTGCATGTACCTAAGAGAGTTTTCTACACCATCAAAAATCATGTCTTCGCGATACGTGTAGTTCACAAAATTGGGTTTGTGCGATAAATGCTCTGCGATCTTCATAAGGCAATCTGCAATGTACGTTGGTACACGAGGTTTCTCTTTATCCTGAGCTTCAGCTTCCCTGATAGCTTTCTGGTAATCGATTAGTGCCTGAAGAAATTTCTTGTTGTCCACATAGTGGACTTTCTTTTTAGGTGCCATTAGTGTAGTGTTCCCGATGAGTTAGATGAAAAATTAGAGAAGAGTTTGTTTAGTGAGCTATCAAGTGAATCCACAGTTGCTTGATCCTGTTCATTGAGATTATCCAAATCGGTTTCATCATCAAACATGTCATCATATTCTTTGTCGTTTTCACTTATCATTTTGGTCATATAATCGTAGTACTGAATCATAGTTGGTGATGCAGCGTACATGCACATGATACCAGTTTTTGGAAAATCATATATGTCGTTTGGAAGACCGGGGTTCCATTGTGTGAGATACATCTTCAAAGAGAAGAACCCCCCACCGGAACCCCCACCGCTTTCGGTTCGTTGGTAACCAACCTTCATAGGCTGTGTGAAAACTACCGACCTGTCCTCAGTATCAATGTTACTGACTGAAGTGATAAGGTCTTCGCCATTGACTAGCTTTACGTAAAAAATTTCAGACATTAGTACCTCAGATTGTGGAGAGTGTAATCTAGTTGCTCGTTGTCGTATTGCTCTACCCGTTTCAGAAAATGTGATAGTGAGTAGTTCGCCTTCGATTTACCCTTTCTAAAATCATCTGCTAAATCAAACACGTTTAAGAATTGGAAATCGTCACTTCTTCGAACGCCTCTACCGATAGTCTGAAGCAGTTTAGTTTTTGACTTAGAAGGAGACCCCAAAATGATCGAAGAAACGTTCGTCATGTTCGTTCCCATACTAAAAGTTCCACTGGAAACCACACCAATTACACCCCTACGTTTGGTGTCTAGATACTTTCTGTGATCGTCTCTTTCATCAATACCAACCTTCCCATGAACATAGAACGTCTCAACATCTTCGGACTGAGAAATCATATCAAACAAAAGTTTTCCGTGTGATTCCACCCTTTGGAATAGTACCAAAACATTGCCCTTCTTGGATTCTCTCCAAGCAAGATTTCGTATGAATTTATTCCGTTTCTCATTACCTATGATGTAGGCAAACTCAGCCTCATAATCTTTGAACTTCTGTTTTGGTGTATGCTTGAGCACGATGCAATCGATATGGATATCTGAAAGAGTTTCGTTATCAATCAGCTCCCGCAATGTTGTGTACTGCTTAATTGGTCCAAACAAACCTGTCAGCGTGAACACATGGGTAACTGGGTCTTTCATAGTCCCAGTGAAACCGTGTCTAATAGGAGCCTTGGAAGCATTCTCCATAATGGTCTTCAGTGATGGTGCTTCGAATTCGTGTACCTCATCACCCATCACAACATCGAATTGCTCAAAATACCTCTTAGGTTGCTTGTGGATCGACTGCCATGTACTGACAAAAACCTTCTTCGATGAATCTTTCTTCACACCCTTTGATATTAGGTGATATTCATCTTCAGTAAACTTTCCATAATCCCGGAGACCCTCTTCTGCCAACTGCTTACCAAGACCCACCCTTGGCACAACGATCAAAACCTTCAGACCAGAATCAACATAGAACCTGCTGAGAAGACCAATAATTAACGACTTACCTGAACCCGTAGGAACAACACTAATATTTCTCTGATATAGCAGACAATCCCGAATACAGGTTTCTTGATAATCTCTAATTTCATGCTTGTGATGATCCAGAGCATGTGCTATAAACTCATCGATAGCTGCACTGTCTGGCACTGGAATGAGTTGATCGTATGTATACTTAAATGGGACACCGGCATCCTCTGCAAATTTCTTGACTTGTGGAAGGAGACCAGTGTATATACTTTCCTCAGAATAATTGTAAAGACGAATCTTTCCGTCCCAAACCCCAGCCACGACTTTAGGCATAAATCTGGCCCCCGGAACTTCAAAGGTGAAGAGGTCCGATAAATCCCGTTTAACAGCTTTGTCAGAGACAACTACTCTTGACTTAACCTCATCTATTTTAGTTACACGAATACCACTATGCGCCATTTGTAAATTTGATAAACTCCACGGAATTCTTAATCGTGAAACTTCTGCTGTTCAGAGACTTCAATATCTGCTCCAAGATGTCCACAACCTCTTCTGCATATGCAAGCTTCAGATTGATCTTAATCATCTCACTGTCATTAGCTACGTAGTTGATTACGTCCTGTTTAAGCAAAGCTTTCTTCCAAGGTTCACGATTAATTTCTTTAAGGTCTTCGGGATTGTTCAAATCCCCTCGATAATACTCACCCAATGTCTGTTGAAGCGCACTCTTCTTCATTCTCAGAGCACGTAGTTTCATTCGATGATTTGAAAATTCGCCCAAATATTTTGAGTGTAGTTTTGGAATATCGTTGCTTTCTTTTCCAAGCTCACTGATATCCAGTTCACAGTCTTTCTTCCAAGACTCAATAATATCTTCTAAGTTCATCATATAACATTCCCAT